TTCTTCTTTGTCCACAAACAAGTTTTGATGTACTGGTCGAAGCCTTTGCTTCCCCAGAAGTCATCGAACACTCCATTAGCTCCACCATTCTGCTTTTCAAACCCAATAACAGCTTCCATAGCTGCAAGGCGAATGTCTTGCAAGTTGTCATCAAAATTAGCAGTAGCCGTATCACCACTAATCTGATGGCTAATCTTATACATGAGATTGCCATACTTATCATCTATTTTTTGCCACTGTTCACTTGTTAACATTTACCACCTTAATATTTTTTAGTTCAGGAAAAACTATGTCATTCAAACAATAGAATGAGTTCATCATATCTTTACCGAAGACAATTCGTGGATGATCTTTCATCATTTGAATGTGCTTCTTTTCTTGGATCCAGTCCTTCTCATCGAAAGTCCAGGCGAATGTCATTTCAACTGTGATGGATTTCTTCATCTACTAATCAATAAATCCCATAAACCACAGGACGTAAGTTGCAAAAATGCAACCATAAGCACACGCGCCCATGCCAAGAAAAGCACAAAGCAACGTGGAAAAAACCTTCTCATTCATTTCAATCTTCATTTTACTCATCTTTCTAACTTTAATTAAGGAAACGTTGTGGGGAATGTAAAATCGTATAAAACTCATCCGCAATAGCTTCGTCTGTTGCTGTGTCTCCAAATCCCAAAGGGTACTTCTTATTGTACTTCTTATTTACCTTCTCAATTTGGCTAACAGCTTGCTTCAAAATAGCTGTAACTTTTTTAGTTACATCTGCGAGATCCTCAGGGTTACCACTTAATAGTGCGTAAGGATTGTGAGCGTTATCGTCTACTATCATTGTTTTCATGCGCCTATTTTAGCATAATTTGGGGGGGAGGTCAAGGAAAAACTAGCAAAATCTTGCTATTATAAGGTGTTGTCTTTTCTAGAGTTACAACGCTTCATGCCCAACAGCCCGTAACCTACGATATCCTGGTAGGGGTTCTCGGAGAAAGCGTCAGGATCATTTGCTATACGAAATAACTTGTCTAAGATCCTTGCAATCGTAAGTAAATCGTCATACTGGTGGGGTTCGATACCGTCTGGAAACATCTGTCGTAAACATTCTCCACTGCGGCCAAAAGAATCACCATAAGCCTTTTGTTTATCGGCTACTAATTTTCCTACTTCTTGTCCAATCTTTCCGAAATCCATCACTTTTAGCATAACGCTCTTTATATACTATTCTTGAAAGTTTTGCCTAATTTAGGCTAAGTATTGTNTAAACGAAGCCACAGGAGCCTCTCTAAGCCACTTTAAGCAGGTAAGTGGTATCATAGTACCTGTCATTTACGAGCCCTTAGACGGCATTCGCCCATAATCATCTGCTAACCGTACTACGTCATCTATCTCTGGAGTAGAGACTTCCAAGATAACGCTATCACTATGAGCCCGAATCTGGTGGACTTCCTTTGGGTTAATCGTATACGGAACTCCACACTTCATGAGAATTACTCTTTCGTCACAAAGTAAAGACGCTACACCNGATTCCAAAAACATAGTTTCTTTTTTCTTCNCATGATATTGTTCNGACAAGCGGTGCTGCCCATTCACATACAATCTTTTTAGGCAATACTTGTCATTAAGTACATACCACTCTTCTCGGCCCCAAGGCTTCTCTACGGTTTTCATGATTTCCATGGTGAAGAGATTCTACCGAACCTTTAAGCCTTATCAAGTACTGGCTTCTTAAATGGTAGCGTCTCCTGAGTAGCTTCTCCATCCTTCTCGTCAAAAGAACCTTCACCATCAAGACCTAGAATATCCTTCATCTCCTCGATACCATCGGCCATTTCTTGTTGCTTTACCTTGTAGTCCATCAGTTGAGATTCCATCTGCTGAATAGCAGCAGTAATACCTTCATAATTTTGCTCATAGCCTTCGAGAGCCTTTGCAACATACTTTTCCATTAGGTCAGTCATATTTTCTCCTTGTGTTTTGTAATAGTGCCTACACAGGTCACCAGGTTTATTATAGGCTAATGCAACCCATAATTAGAAAAAACTCCCTCCAAACTTCTTTGGAGGGAGCAGGTAGCGAAATTCCAAGGACACGAAAGGCGTATGCCTACCCTGCGGCTTGGTCGGCTTCTTTTTGGAGTGAAACGAGGGTCAGCTTGTTACCAGTAATTTTAGGCGTATATAGATCACCCTTCTTAGATGGAAGTCTTCGCTCAAGTAGTTGCTGGGCAATTACTGTTGCTACCTCGTTCTTGATGAATCTCTTAATATTTCTAGCTCCGTATTCTTCAGAGTAGCCATTTTTTACAATGAAATCTAAAAGAGCCCTGTGTCGTTTAATAGGAATCCCCTGTAACGATAGTTGGGCTATCTTTCTTAAGTGTTGTGGTTCTAGCGTATTAAAGAATACGTAATTGTCAATACGATTCATAAACTCGGCTGGAAACTTTTTCTTAACCGAGGTTTTAATTTGGTCGGCGCTCCCTGATACAGAGACGGGATCTCCTCCAAATCCTAACTTGTGTCCCACTCGGATATCTGAAACCCCTTGGTTAGAAGTAAAGATGAAAATGGATTCGGAAAAATCTAGGGTTCGTCCCATGTTGTCGGTGCAAGTTCCATCATCTAAAAGAGAGAGAAGGAAATCATAGAACTTGGGATGAGCTTTTTCAATCTCATCAAAGAGGATAACCCACTTATTAGACTCCTCTGCTTTTTCAGCCATAATACTTTTATCATTGTGACCGACATAACCAGGTGGGGAACCAATTAACTTGGCATACTCGTGGGACTGTGCGTATTCTGCACAATTTAACTTCCAAAAATGTCCGCTAAATTTCTTACCTAGTAATCGTCCTAGTTCTGTCTTACCTACTCCCGTAGGACCGATGAAAAAGAAGTTAGCTGTTTTGTATAACCCGCTCGCAATTAACTTAACACTATCTGTAACAGCCTTAACTGCTTGGTCTTGTCCGATTAAGTTTCTTTTAAAATACTTATCTAAGGACTTCACATCATTTAAAGTACGAATAGCTTTTAACCTTTTAGTAGGTGCTTCAGCATTATGGAGTTGTTCATAGATACTCCCCATAACATCGCGCATATCTTCTATAAAAGTTCCATTATTAATATCCGCGCATACAAAGTTTAAATCGAAAGGAGGATAGGCTTCAATAATGGATTGATAAACTGCACCAATAACTACATTGCGTTCCTCAGTATCTTCTGATAACTTAGAGAAGAACTCTTCTGAGTTGTGCAAGAAAACTTGAACTATATGATTCATATAGCTGTCAATAGTAATAGGTTTATCTAGCCTTTGGATCTTGCGCTTAACTTCACGATACTTTCGATGCTCCTCATGCATGGAAAACTTTTTGATGAGGAGGACTAGGTTGATCGACTCACAAATTACTTTGTAAAATTTTAGGTCTGACATTTTTAATCAGTTAAATTATCCAGTTGGGAATACAGGGNATCAATNTCTGCTTTNTCAGAACCTTTGCTTTTCGCACTNTCTAGCTTAATAAGAAGATCCACAACCTTTAGTATACTACCCTTTGAAGTTTGGGCCAACTTTAAACAATCTACCATAAGATTTTTTGCAGATGCATCTTGAGGGTTCTCATCTAACATTTGTCTGAAAAACCTATGAGTTTCAAGTGCAAACTTTCTGTCCTCATTAGCTTCATCAATTACTCGTTTACAAATTTTTTGTAATCTATTTCTATCTAATGGACTGGTCTTTAGAATATAAGGACTTGGCATTCTCCATCTCCGCTAATCTTTTTTGAACAAAGTAAGTATTCATAGCATTATACTCACTAAGTCTTACTTCATGATCAGGCAACCATGAACATGGTACTACAGGATCAAAAGCCGCCAGAATCTTTTTTGGAATATCGTGTGTAGAGTTCTTCTTCATATGCTTCTATTTTTAACTCATCGGAAGCGAGTTGGTTAGANTCATTATTAAGAGGAACCTTTTTATTTCCTCTTTGTCTTTTAACTTTCCTACGCTTAGGGGGTCTACGTCCCCACTCGTTATCATAACGGTAAGTTTTACCCATTAATCTTCATTCCAGGGTGTCTCCTCAAATAATCCAAATTCATCTCCATCTTTTTCTTTTTTGTGAAACGTAGAGTGTTTTTCAACTTTAGAAAGAGTGTCCGCGACCTCTCCATCCTCTGGAAAGCCTAAAGAAACAAGTTGTTTCTTTTCATCCCAAAACATTATAGCAGCNTCTTCATCATCTTCCATGATTTTAGATACTACATTATATACCCTGCACAGATTATAATATTCAATAAACTCTGCATCTGAGGTTTTAAATTTTTCTTCACCGTCTTTCCGATTAAGAAAAAATTGCAACTGCCCAACAGTTATATAAGTACCGTCTGGTTCTTCATGAAGAGGTTGCTGAAACGAGAAGTTGTCATACATATTGGGATAAAGGGAGGGGGAGTCTTTCCCCTCCCTCCTCTTTTCTCTAATTAAGAGCTACTGCGCTCTCACTATATGTACTAGCCAAATCCCACAACTGCGAGTTAAATTTAACATCTTTTTGAATATTAGTAATCGGACGAACCATGCGGCGGGTGCCGCCATTCACATAACCGCCCCTGATAATGTTCTCTTGGGCCACATTAAAAGTGGTCCAAAGATCTGTTTTTCGATCATCTTCTCGACGGGGTTGAGAAACTTCGCGAATTAGATCGCTATGTGTGGCATCGCCAAAACGAATCCTAGCAGCATCAGCAAAGAAGTCTGAGCGGGAACGCGGAGTGAGTTCCAGCTTTTGCCAACTGTCAATCTTGTCCGAAATTCGAGACGCGGTCATGACGAGTTGGCGCGAAGCATCCTTAACTTGCTCAGGCTCAAAACCAATATGACGAATATGAATCTTACCAAAGTCCGATTCGGAGATTACCATTCCGTTAGAGCACACCATACGGAAGATCCCACCTTGAAGGGTATACCCACCCAGCCCGTTGTGGGCATTAGTAAGGAGCATCTCAGGGAAGGAATCACCAACACCAAAAGACTTCATCCCCAGATCTTCATGGCGAAGACGAACAATGTGCTTGGCATGATCCTTACTCCAAGTACGTGCGTTTACCTGTTGAGCCGACCAAGCTGTCCAACCGCAATCCTGAAGGATCTCAAGGATGTCTGTGGTAGGGAGGAAGGTGTAGCGATCAGAGACGCGACCATCCTCAGGAGCCTGTGCAAAAGCAGCAGGGGCGTATTGACGCAGCAGTTCTTCGTTCTTAATCATCAGTTATTACCTCCAAAGGTTTCGTTAAAAGCTTCGTAACGAGTAAGTCCACGTTGCTTCTGGTCCTTGGTCATCCGAAATCGCTTACCAGTTTGCTGGACATAATCGGGAATATTTTCGTACTTGGAATTTCCACGGGGGTCTTGGCCCATGGGGGGATTTTCTTTTTGCTCCTGAAGAGGAGTATCTGTAGATTCAACTTGCATCTTTTTCTCCTTGTTATAGTGGGTAGAAAAAACATCGTCGATGAGCTTCGACAGGATCTCAAAAGTACGATCCTTGTTAGGAGTTTCGTTGGTCATCGCTGATTTTTCCTTTCACGCTCTATTATAGCAAAGTATTCAGCGAATGCAAGCTAAATCTCTAAAAATTTTGCGATTGGTGCAACCCCTTCATCGACAGGGGGTTGGAGCATTTCCACAAATTCCTTAGACTGAAACTTCTTCCCTGTGGCGACAACTGTATACCATGCTCCATTCCGCTCAACATGTCCATCAATTTCCATCTGCTTCAATACGCCTGAATAGGGGTTTAAACCTTCATCAAACAATAACTCAAACTCACACTCCTTAAAAGGAATAGAACACTTATTCTTGGTGTTCCTTAATTTTCCCTGAATCCCTATTACATTCTTGTTATCATCTTTAATCAAATCAGTAGTCTTATTTGAAATACACTTCAAATTTACGCCCAAGTAGTACTCTAATGATTTACCCCCTGCTGCCATAGTGTCAGGACTTCCATACATTACTCCCACCTTATTTCTAATTTGGTTGATAATAACTAAGGCTACTTTTCTCAAACGAAGGATGGGATTAATTCTACGCAAACACGC